CCCATGACGGGAACGAAGAGCATAAAGAAATGCAACCAACGCTTATTACTAAAAGCAATACCGAAGATCTGTGACCAATAACGGTTCGCAGTAACCATCGAGTAAGTTTCCTCCTCTTGCGTACTATCAAAAGCCTTGAAAGTATTGAAAGATTCGCCATCTTTATAGAGCGTGTTTTCTACAGTCACTCCATGGATAGCAGAGAGCAAAGCACCACCAAGAATACCTGCTACACCCATCATATGAAATGGGTTCAGGGTCCAGTTGTGGAACCCTTGAAGGAAGAGAAGGAATCTGAAGATTGCTGAGACCCCGAAAGATGGAGCGAAAAACCAACTCGATTGACCCAGAGGGTAGATGAGAAAGACACTAACAAAGACAGCGATAGGACCAGAGAACGCAATAGCATTGTAGGGACGAATTCCAACTAGACGACTAATTTCAAATTGCCGAAGCATGAAACCAATTAGGGCAAAAGCACCGTGGAGAGCAACGAAGGCCCAAAGCCCTCCAAGTTGGCACCACCTGACGAAATCCCCTTGAGCTTCAGGACCCCATAGAAGCATGAGAGAATGACCCATAGCATCTGCTGGAGTAGAAACTGCTGCAGTAAGAAAGTTCGCACCCTCAAGATAGGAACTTGCCAACCCGTGAGTAAACCAACTCGTGACGAAAGTAGTCCCAGTAAGCCAACCACCAATAGCAAGGTAAGCAGTGGGAAAAAGAAGAAGTCCAGACCAGCCAACAAAAACAAAACGATCTCGTTTAAGCCAGTCGTCAAGGACATCGAACCATCCCCTCCGTGGGGGACTTAGTGTTGAAGCGACCATTTTTTCTATCCTTTAAGTAGTACAATTGAGGCCAAGTATCACGAATTATTTCCGCTAACTTGTAAGAAGAATTTTGAGGTATCACTAGGTGTATTCTCGTAGATGGACGAATCACCATATGTTTTATGATCTTTGTAACCAACCATACGTCCTTTAGTATTCTGAAGAGCGGGCATGAAGGCAATGAAGAAGAAGACTCCAGGTGCACCAATGAATACTACAGAGACAATCACATAATAAGTAAGTAATTCTAGTAGATCGTGAGACATAAGTTTACATAGCAAGGAAATAAAAAGGACCCCGTAGGGTCCTTAGAGTGTATGTCGTTAGTATATCAACCGATAGCGGGTGCCGTCAGTGCCACGGGAGTGGACTCAGCAGCAGCGAGATCGAGTGGGAAGTTGTGAGCGTTACGCTCGTGCATGACTTCCATACCAAGACCAGCACGGTTCAGAACGTCTGCCCATGTAGGGATGACTTTATCCTGAGAATCAACAATAGACTGGTTGAAGTTGAAACCGTTGAGGTTGAATGCCATGGTGCTTACACCAAGAGCAGTGAACCAGATACCAACTACAGGCCACGCTGCGAGGAAGAAGTGCAGCGAACGGGAGTTGTTGAAGGATGCGTATTGGAAAATGAGACGACCGAAGTACCCGTGGGCAGCGACGATGTTATAGGTCTCTTCTTCTTGTCCAAACTTATAACCGTAGTTCTGACTCTCTGTTTCAGTTGTCTCGCGGACGAGTGAGGAAGTAACAAGACTTCCATGCATAGCAGAGAAAAGAGATCCACCGAATACCCCAGCAACGCCGAGCATGTGGAACGGATGCATAAGGATGTTATGTTCTGCTTGGAATACGAACATATAGTTAAAAGTACCAGAGATACCAAGAGGCATACCATCAGAGAAACTCCCTTGACCGAAAGGATAGACCAGGAAAACTGCGGCAGCAGCAGCGACAGGTGCGCTATATGCTACGCAAATCCAAGGACGCATACCGAGACGGTAAGACAGTTCCCACTCACGACCCATGTAGCAAGCTACACCGATAAGGAAGTGGAAGACAACCAACTGGTAAGGACCACCGTTATACAACCATTCATCCATGGTTGCAGCTTCCCAGATAGGATAGAAGTGAAGTCCGATTGCGTTAGAAGACGGAACGACAGCACCAGAGATGATGTTGTTACCGTACATTAGAGAACCTGCGACAGGTTCACGAATACCATCAATGTCCACAGGGGGAGCAGCGATGAATGCGGTGATAAAACAAATTGTAGCGGCGAGCAAACAGGGAATCATCAGAACACCGAACCAACCGACATACAGACGGTTGTTGGTGGAGGTGACCCACTCGCAGAATGACTCCCAGTTAGATTGACGGGAGCGTGAAAGTGTTGCAGTCATTTGAAAAATACAAGTAGTAAGACCATCAGGGAAATGGCGGTTTTACTATTCCTCTGCACCCTAAGCAGAGGTATGAGAGACTGTTATTTAATGTCGCTGTTTAGTCTCGGTGAGGCGACAGAATGAAAAGGTGAGGATTCCCTCACCCAATCGATCTATTTATAGTAATATAACTTTACGTTTATGTCAAGCGTAAAATTAGAGTATTAATACTCAAAACATGTTTTCAGAACCACCGAGTTGAGGAGTGTTCTTAGTCGCCAGTTTATACATGTGATCATGGATGTCTGACATCTCCTTAACCTGCTCTGCAGCATGTTGTTGTTGAACTTCTTGTTCCTTCTTATATTCAATTTGCTTGTCGGTCAATGCTTCAGAGTATCCATAAGATCCTGCAAACCACTCATCAAGTGGATTCAATACAGGAGCAGGAACACCGACGTACGGATTTAATTCTTGGCAGTCTACTTTTTCTTCATCAATAGAACACTCTACATCATTGGTCCAACTACCATTTGCCTCGGGTGAAAAAAACATCTGACCTAGGGTTTCTTTGATTTTTTTAATCATGTCTGCCAGTGATAGTGATAGAAGTTTCCTCTGGGGGAGCACATAGGGTCTTCCCCTGATACTCGATATCTTAGCATACTTTGACCCTTGAAGTCAGTTCTGTCTCCAATGATACTGTATGCAGTTTTCATCTTTTCATCGTCCATCAGACGGGAAACAACCTCAAGATTTACCTTGGGATTCCTTCTCATGCCTTCATACTGACCAGGTGAATGAACAACCTCTGATACTGTGTTAGGAAATTTTGGAGAGTTTACCCTATTCAAGATTGATACTGCAACGCAGTATTCATCCATAGTATTCAGTGCTGCTTCAACCTGCACAGCGCGAGCAAGATGAACGTAGTCAACAGCGGTTAACGCTAATAGTGTAGTTAAAATCATAACGATAGTCTAACTCAAAACTTTCGGATCGTACCCTTTGTGCCACATTCCTTAACAAACTTTCTAGCACCTGCTTGGGTGTCGAAGATTTTTGCAAATCTTTTATCAGGACTCCAAGTGCTATGAGATACAAGGTATTCAATTTCTTTATCTTCAGTCCTTCGGGTTGCAACCCAACGGGATGTATTATTTGGATCTCTGGACATAATTACTACGAGTTCTCATCACACTATGTATAAAAAAAGAGGGGGTTACCCCTCCTCTTTAATTTTAATTATAATTTGATTGTTTTTGTAGTCCGCTTTAAATTCTAATTCATCATCAGGGTCCCAGCATAACTCTTCATATAACATGTTCAGAGTTTCCATGTCTTCATAGAGTGCATTTGGGTTAGGCATCTTGCTCTCCTGATTGTGTCATTAATGCTGCTGCAGTAAATGCTGCTATGCATATACCAGCTGTTGCTAATAGTGCCATAGTATTTATGTGTGAGGAGAGTTTTTATTTATGCTGAGGGTGCTGGGGCGAATGCTGGTATCAGCAAACCCCCACCTTGATCGTCATCATCATCGTCATCATTAAAAGGAAGATCACCAAGCAGGATAAAACTTGCTAAGAATACCATTATGACAGGCATAAATGGAAATAACATAGTCATAAACCAAGTCTGATAATCTGCTTCTAACATTAGAAAATGCCAGGAATGATCTGACCTGTAGTTACATAAGCGCCTACTGCTGCTACGAAACCAAGCATTGCTGCCCATCCGTTAAATCTTTCTGCTTCTGGAGTCATTTTTTTGATTGGGTGTAAGGGTTAGTAATTGAATTAGATGCCGAAGGCACCAAAGAAGAAGATGCTTCCGCTAAAAGCGTAGGAAACAACTCCTGCAACGAAACCAAGCATCGCTACGCGACCATTGAGTTTCTCTGCACGTTCTGCATATGTCTCATAACCATAACGCTCAGCGTCGGTCTTTGAGATGTACATCTGAGGTTCATTGGCGAACATATTGATCTGCCCGCGTTCATTAGTTGTGACGGTCATGTGTCATTTGTTAAGAACTGTTACATTATATATAATATTTTTACATTTGTCAAGCCCTTTCAAATATTAAGATTTTGAATCCAATAAAAAAGCACCCATTATGGGTGCTCTGCTAGGAACTAAAGTATAAGTTGCTTTCGCGCCTAAAACCATCTAGTTTATAGTCTATTGGCGAAGACTAGGAGAACGTGACAACATCTGGTGAAGTGTTGAAATCAAGCTTCACTGGTTCTCCTGCCAGAACAAAGTCGTAGGAGTTTGAAGAATCAATACTGATATTAAAATCAGGATTGTACACTCCTACGCCTTCTAGTTGCTTGGCAATGTTTTCCATTCCTTGATAATGACGCCAGATTTCACTCTGAAGATTAGCGTCAACGTTGTCGTCTAGTGCAGACTTGACTGCATCTTTGAGAGCATCCGCTGCTTTTTGATAAGAATTCATAGCGTCAATTGTAAGAAGAAACAGAATCCCGAATTCCAGCATAGGCATAGACTTCGGGATCGGGGTCTAACCATTTTGTGTATTCAAAATCTTCCATGGCATAGTCTAACTGTGTAGAATTGTCTAGAAGATACATGTCTTTGTAACGTTGTGTCCAGTCGTTGAACTTCTGGATACGATAGTCGGGAAACCCGTTAGGGAGAGTCCCGACTGACACATAGCGGTATGGATGCCGCTCATAAATGGTTTCAACTGTCATAATAAAAAAGGTCCTGTTCAAGTTTGTTGAGGAGAATATCATAATCCTCATCTACATCACCATAGAAATCGACTCCTTTCTCCTCAAAAAATTTCACAACTTGATTATAAAGGATAGGATACTCAGTGTCAAGTATGATTTGTCTGTCAACGGCATCAGTAAGGATATCGAGACAAGACGAGAATCGTTGTGCTGTAGTCATAAGATTTTACCTTATAGTGGACCATATGCCCTGTGATGGGGCAACGGGTCAGGTAGGGATCGAACCTACGACCGACTGCTTAGAAGGCAGTTGCTCTATCCGCTGAGCTACTGACCCAGAGGTTATCAAGGTTTTCCTCTTCGAGCTCGGCCATCTGATGCAACTGGTCGATAAAAATATCGAACATTGCGTCTTCAATGTCATTGAACTCTTCGTCCATTGGAGAACCCCCTTGACTACCCTGTAATTATAGCAGATTGATTAGCAGTGGTCAAGTATTGAAATAGTCTTTACGCATGTACCTACCAAGAATGTTTGAATTGTAAAATGCAGGTGTCCCATCTGACATCGCCTCCGTAAGTACATTGTTGAGAAAAAGTTGTCGGGTCTCTTCAAAGTTTGTGAGTCCCTTAGATTTATGTAGGCTTAAAATGTCTCGTTTGAAGACCAGATTTCCGAACTGTTTGCGATC